CTTGTTTATTTTATTCTATAGAATATTTGTCAGTTAATTATAATATGGTTAATGCTCTGACGCCGGATTGGATTGTGCCAGGATTAAAACCCTGGGTCCATGAAAGCCGCATCATTAGGTATTTTAGTTAAGTTAGCGAATTCCCTCGGAATTCTTTGTTTATTCAAAGCCGGGAAAGGGGTGCTATCAGTCAAATTATGATCGAAGTTTAAAATTCAAGTGAGAAGTGAATCCTTCAATGGAACACTGCTCCCGCGATTAAAAAGTATAAAAATCAAAATACTCAGCAGCTTTAATGATTGTTGTGGGGTCGATTAGGTTAGATTGTATCTTCCTAAATTCGGCCCCTCACAACGAGCATTCAACACTGCTCAAAGGTTGAGATAAAATTAAAAATTATAATAAGAAAAATTAAAAATACACAGGTAGAGTTAGTTACTCTCCAAATCCAATGAATCACGAATTAATTAATGCAAGATGTATGATTCAAAAGACACACGTTATGTTCATAAGAAACAGCACACGAAGGAGGTAGCTGCTGTTTCTAAGATTAGATCTTTTACGTTGCATGGGTTTTCCTTTATTGAGATGCCCACAGCGGAAAGAGATCAGTTGAGAAGAATGAAGTTTTTATTCCCTCATGTAGCGACCGGAGAGTTTTCTCTGGCCGTTTTGCAAGAGGGTTTTTATAACTTCTCGCGATTGTTGGTCAACTTAGGTTGGCTACATAGGGCAGCTGATTTAGTTCAGCTGCATTTACGTTATAGGGCTCTTGAAAAAGCCATCTTTCAGAAGATGGCTCTTCCAAGAGTAAAATCGGATGGGCGCATTATGTTACCCAAACCGATTAGGAGTCATGCGATTTCGTATTGGCTCCAAGAGTTTAAGTTATGCTCAAATGTGTTTTTGGTTAAATCCAACTATATGTATGAGTTGATGAAAGGTTTTAATCAATGGTGTAAGCGTCGAGCTTACTCCGTTGAAAGAAAAGATGAAGCGGAGTCCCAAGCTTTTGCAGCAATGCGAAGTAAGGGGACGTCCGTAGCAGATGCTGCGTCAGCTTCTTTGATTAGAGGGGCGTGCGCGGTTAGTCCAGAAATGGACAAGGTTATTAAGGATCCAATGGGATCCATGGCTTCTACATTATATGAGAAGTTTACTGAAGGTCTTACAGAATTTATTTATAATTGGCCTTCAACTATTGGAGGAATGTTACAATCCTCAGTAGATGCCATGGGTTCGGACTTATTGTCTTCATTGATGGATACAATAAGGTCTTGGTTTGATCGCGTGAGCGGAATCATCAAGAAAATTTGGACGACGATTTTGCCGGAAGATTATCTTTGCGGTACATTACCAGATGTTATTACGATGTTATTGTTTTTGGTTGGTATGTACTATATGAGATCATTTATGTCCGTCGCAAAAGATGTCTTTATGACCGCAACAACTTTTGTTTTGCAGTCGATGGGACATATAGTTCCCATTTCATGGATGAATACTTTTAAGAATTTGTTTGGAATGGGAACAGAGGTTGAGTCTCAAGGTTTTGGTTTTACGGCCATGGCCTTGAGCACCTTGGGGTATTTAACAGTTTATTTGATAGACCCCAAATCTATAACAACCTTGGGCTCGTTTGTCAATATAGTGGTACGGGCGGCTCCTTTGTCGGAGTCAATTGGTG